CTAACGAATCGCTATACGCCATAACACGCACATATCTAACAAAAAAAAAGAAATGACACCCAAAAAAATAATAAGAATAGTATCGCACCTGACACAAGTTCCGGAGAATGATATATTAAGCAAATCACAGATGCGCAGAGTTTGTGAGCCAAGGCAGATAGCACATTACTTCATGCGAAAGTATGTCCGCAGTTATACCTTGCAGAAGATTGCCGGGTTATTCGGTGGGCTTAATCATGCCACCATCTGCCATTCCGTTAAGACAGTTGACAAGATTCGCAAGTATGACAAGAAGTACAATGAGCTTGTTTGCGAGATTGAAAGGGCAATCCAAGAAGATATTAACTTTGAAAACGAGCCATTGTTACAAATTCTTGCGGAAGTGAAAGCAAGCACAATGGACACCAAGGCCGCCCATGACAAAATATTGGCAATAGGTTGCATATTTCAGGATTAAAGGTATATTTGGCCAATGAATAAGGTACAGATAATTGATGTAATTGCAAAGGATGGCGAGTATATAAAGGCTTGCAAGTCTATTGCAAAAAATAATTACCTTGCCGATGACTTGTATCAAGAGTTAATGATCATTATCCTGGAGTATAATGAGGAGAAACTGATATTAATTTGGGAACAAAAGCGGATCAAGTGGTTTATCATTTCAATATTACTCAAGATGTGCCATTCCAACACATCACCGTTCTATGCAAAGATTAGAAAGTTCGGTGAAAAAAGTGATGACAGCATCGACTTTGATGAATTGGAGGATGAGGAAACCAAAACCACCAAAGAGATTCCCGATGTTTTTGAGATATTGGAGCTCACCGATGAGCAATTGCTCAAGACCGAAGATGGATATGCCAAGTCACTGCTCAAGATGTCCGTTGAATTGGGATCAGTGCAGAAAGTTAGCAATGCAACAGGCATTCCTTACCTATCTGTTTGGCTGTCAATAAATAATTATAAGAAAAAAATTAAAATAAAATATGGCAAAGTATAACATCTTGCTGATAGTGGACCAAAAGACCACTGGCTTACAATACCACAGGCAATTGATTCCACATTCACACATTGGCGAGAATGATCCTGACTTTAATATCATGTCAATCCCGAATATTGATGCCATCACCTTTGATGAATTGAAAGACTTTCACATGGTGCAATTCTTGAGGGAAGTTGATCAGACTTGGTCGGGAAAATCAGTGGAGATAATTAACCGTTGTAAAAAGTTAGACATTAGAGTTGTATTTGACATTGATGACTATTGGCATCTTGACAAAAACCATCTTATATATGACCAGTATAAGCAGTTTGACATTCCCCGGCAGATAGAGGAAATCCTTTCCAATGTCGATGCAGTGACAACCACCACTGACCACCTTGCCGGGATGATTCATCCATTCAACCAAGATGTGACCGTTATTGCCAATGCCATTGATCCTGACCAACCTGCCTGGAGAATCAGAAACATCGATTCAGAGCTTATGCGCTTTGGTTGGATTGGTGGTGTTCACCATCGTGAGGACATTGCATCTATGCGTCAATCATTCAAACGGATATTTGCCGATAAGACCATTTACAATCGTTTTCAGATATGTTTAGCAGGCTTTAATGTTACGCTTCCGTTCGGGAATGATAAGCTGTCAGAGCTCGTTTCTTTGGGCTTTGATGAGAAGATAATTAGATCAGGCAATTATGTGTCAGTTGTTAGGGAGTTTGTAAAAAAAGGGTACAATCCACCTGTTGCGGAGTTTATTAATCTTGAAAGAATATTCACCGATGATTACAAGTCTGTGAAAAGTGATAGAGATTACTTTGATTACCTGCGCCAGTTCACCCCGGCAATGGACCACTTTGCAAACGATAAGCCATACAAGAGATTGTGGGGAAAAGATGTGTTCAATTATGCTGATCTTTACAATTCCATCGATGTGGCATTAGTGCCTTTGAACAACACCCCATTCAACATCTGCAAATCGCAGCTGAAAATCATTGAGGCAGGATTCATGCATAAGGCCGCCATCGTGTCCGAAGTATATCCATACACGATTGATTGCATTCATGAAGAAAATGCTTTGATGGTTAAGCCGGGGAGAAATCACATTGACTTTTTTACCAGTGTGAGAAAGCTCGTAAACAATCCTGACCAAGCCTTTGATTTAGGCGAAGCCCTCTATGAAACGGTGAAAGATAAGTACCACATTGCCACTCAAAATGAAATAAGAAAAGATTTATACAAACAATTATTGAAATGAAAATTGGAATCGGAGTTACCTCATACAATAGGCCCAAGCATTTAGATCTTTGGGTTGAGCAGATATTGCCAATCACCCCTGAAAATGTCAAGGTGCATATCGAAGTGGATAAGGACACAGACCGCAGGGGCGTGGCATACAGAAAGAATGAATGCCTTAAATCATTGAAAGGATGTGATTACATTTTTCTTTTTGATGACGATTGCTTCCCCATTGCAGAGGGATGGATTGACTTCTTTGTAAATGCCCATAAAGAAACAGGTCAGCATCATTTTTTATATTTAAAAGAAACTTCCACCATTAAGAAAATCAATGAAAATAATGGGATTGCAAAATATAATAATTGCGGAGGCACTATGTTATTCTTGACAAAGAAAGTCATCAAGGAAGTTGGAGGATTCTGCAAGGACTACGGAATTTATGGCTATGAACATGCCGGCTATTCTCGCAGGATTCATGCTGCTGGGCTGACACCAATGGGCGAATATCTTTCACCACTGGGAGCAGAGGATTTCATCTATGCCATGGACTATGACAATTATTTACCATTCAATAAACAAGTGAATCACAAGCCATCATTGATTGATGAATTAAATTCACTTGAATCTTATGTGCAAAAGAATAAAAGTGTATTTTTGGAAGATATTAAAACAACATTTCAAGCACTATGACACCGCATATATTATTTAAATTTGCTTCCAGGAGCCGCCCTGAAAAATTCTTCAAAGCCATTGACAATATCATTTACATGATTGATGACAAAGTCAATTACACTGTGCTTTGCACCTTTGACAAAGATGATGTCACGATGAGTGAAAGTAATATCTGCGATATTGCAAAGAATTATCCTATCAATATCAAGTCCGTATATGGCAATTCTGCCAATAAAATACATGCCATCAATAGAGATATGCACCTGATTACTGATTGGGACATACTCATTAATATGTCCGATGACATGGTATTCACTGAAAAAGGATTTGATAATTTAATCAGGGAAGATTTTGCAGGTAACTTTGATCAGTTCCTGCATTACAATGATGGAAATCAAAAGGCAAATGTTTCCACCATGACAATCATGGGCCGACAATACTATGACCGCTTCAATTATATTTATCACCCGGCATATCTTTCCGTATGGTGCGATGTGGAACAGACCGATGTTGCTGTGATGCTTGGAAAATACAAGTACATGGGTGATTCAAAGATATTATTCAATCACATGCACCCGGCATGGGGCCTTGCTTCTTACGATGCACAATATCGGGCCTCTGAAAATCTTGATGTATGGGGAAAGGATTTGATGACTATCATTGAGCGCAAAGAAAATAATTATGGGCTTCATTATGATTTGCTTTATCCAAAATATCCGATGTCAGATATTGAAAGATGGAAATCCGATTTGAATCAAACAAGAATAAAAAGTAATTTACACCCAATAATATTTGAAAGATGAAATTATCAATTTTAATACCCACACTTCCTGAACGGATTGTGCTGTTTGCCAATCTCGTTGAGAAACTTTGTAAGCAGGGAGAGCAGTTCCCTGGTGAAGTGGAAATATTGTCAGATGACAGAGGCAGGGAAATAACCACAGGGCAAAAACGCAACGAGCTTCTGCAAAGAGCTCAAGGGAAATACACCGTATTTGTCGATGATGATGATGATGTGCCTGAATACTATGTCGCTGAAATAATGAAAGCCATTGAAACGGATTGCGATGTGATGGCAATTAATGGCATGATGACAACCAATGGCACTAACATCATTTATTGGAATATTTATCTTGGTGCTGATTATGTTTTGCGTGATGGGATATATCACCGCTTTCCAAACCATATAACACCAATGAAAAGGGAACATGCAATACAAGTTGAATTTCCAAATTTATCTTTTGGTGAAGATTATGCGTGGGCATGTGCTTTGAGAGATAAATTTTTGTTAAGAAAACAAACAGTAATTGAAAAATCTATGTATCACTATCAATATATGATAAAATAATGTATTCACAAAACAACGAAGAACAGATCATTGTCAATTATTTTGGCGAATTTAAAGGCACTTTTCTTGACATTGGAGCTCATGATGGAATTACTTTAAGTAACACCAGGGCATTGACTTATTTAGGATGGAATGGTGTTTGTGTTGAGCCAAGCCCCGAGATTTTTCAGAAACTATTGGAAAATAATTTATTTGAAAAGGTAAAATGTTATCAATTTGCGATTGGAGAATCAAACAATACTGTTGTTTTTTATAACAATCCTGAATTTTATTCAACAATGTCAGAAGCGGACAGAGATAAGTGGGCCAATGCCGGGCAGAAATTTACTGCAATCGAAGTTCAGCAGGTAGATTTCAAAACTTTCCTTGAAAAAAGCGACATAAAGACCTTTGATTTTATCAGCATAGATGCAGAGGGTGTTGATTGGGAAATATTACAGCAGATAGATCTAAAAGAAATTGGATGCAAAATGATATGTGTTGAACATAATGGTATTGATACTGTAAAATATTACAATTATATCAGTAAATTTGGATTTAAAGAAATAGGAAGAAATGCAGAAAATATTTTGATGGCCTTATGAAATTATCAATTTTAATACCTACCATTCCGGAGAGAAAAGAAAAGTTCGATAAAATTTATTCTAAATTATTAAGTCAATCCACCCAAGATGTTGAGATTTTATTTGATGACCGGGAAAGATACAATATTTCGGGCGTTATGGTTGGCGAAAAAAGACAAGCATTAATTGACTTGGCAAAAGGAAAATACATTTCTTTTGTGGATGATGATGATGATATTTCCGATGATTATGTCAGTGAAATTTTAAAGGCAATTGATTCAGGAAGTCCTGATGTGATTACCTTTAGAACATTGGCAGATATTGATGGCAGAAAATATGTGATTGATACATCAATTCATAATCCAATTGAGCAGATCCATAGCAATGGGCCAATAAAAAGGAAGCCATCAGTGCCTCATGTGTGGTTAAAGGAAGCTACACAAAGGACAATATTTCAAAGCAAGAATGTCGATGAAGATACTGATTGGATAAATGCAATTAATGCTCAAAGTGAAATTAAGATTGATAAGATTTTACATTATTATAATTTCTCCACAGCTGATTCGGTTGCATCACAAACTTACCGGGTTGCAGTTGTTACTTTTGCCAATGGTGATTATACCGCTTTGGCAAATCGGCAAAAGATGAAAGTGAATGAGTTGTCAAATTATGACCATTTTCACTTTACAGATTTTGGACAAATTCAGTCCAAATCACATGGCGAATATCCTTATGCCTTTAAGCCAAATGCTATTCATACCGTTCAGCGGATGGGATATAATTTAATCTTGTGGGTTGATAGTCCAGTATATCCAATAAAAAACTTTGATTGGTTGATTGAAAAAGTAAAGACTGAAAAGGTTTTGCTTATTGACAATATTGGATGGACAATTGGTGATTTTACTTCTGATATTTGTTTGCAGCATTTTACCATGTCAAGGGATGAATCTTTTACCCATCCAATGGTAATGGCTTGCATTATGGGATTTAATCTAAAAGATGATTGGTCAAGGAATGTCTTTGATACATATTTGGGATATGCACACACAGAAGCCTATCAAGGTGATTGGCATAATAATCATTCACAGGTAAGCAGAGATTCAAGGGTAAGAGGTCACAGACATGATCAGTCAGTAATATCTTGCATTGCTGCAAGGAGAGGAATAAAATTAACACATCCCGATGGTATCATTGCATACAAGAATGAAGCAACACATGCCGAGTGGTTAAACAATTCAACATTTATATCAGATAGAGGGCTATGAAAAGAGCAATAATCAATGTGGCTATTGGCGAGCCATATACAGAATATCAAGCCAATATGATTGAATCAGTTAAAGAGTTCAGTCCACAAATTAATCTTATAACATGGACAGATGAGTTACCGCCTGGCAGTAAAAGTCATGCTGATTCAATGTATGGATTCAAAATGTATGCGTTTAAATATGCCTTTGAGCAGGGATATGATTCTGTCTTGTGGCTTGATAGTCCAACAATTTTAAAAAAAGATATTTCCTATGTCTTTGACATTATTGAAGCTGATAAACATGGGGAGTTTGCCATTTCAACAGAAGCAAAGCTGTATCAATATTGCAATCAAAAGACTGTCAATTATTTTAATGTGTCAAGACAAAAAATGAAAGATGATGAATGGCTTTTGAATTATGGTTTTATTTTTGGCTTTACAAAGGATTCTGAAACTTATAAAAAGATGGCTTATTGTGAATCAATTGGATTATTTTCCACTTTGGCAGATGATTACGAAGATCACATGACCAATTCAAATCATTTATTTAATGCAGAATATGTTGAACATCGACATGAGGAAAGTATTATTTCAATGATCATTCAATCGGAGGGTAGAACATTGACTGATTCAGAAGTGGTTTATCACAATTTAACCTGGCATAAATATAATCACCAATGATTGAAGTATTATTTATTTCAGCATTTAGCTGCCTCTTTGCAGAGTTCTCCGGCATCATGATTTGGGTTAAGTGGAAACTTAATTTAAAACGATTTAAGCCCTTTGACTGCGCTATGTGTTTGTCTTGGTGGCTTGGCATTATTTACTTCGGCATATCAACGCAAAACGCTATTCTAACCATAGGATGCGCAGCACTTTGTTCAGTCTTATCAATTTATATTTTGAAATATGCTAAATGATAAACAATATCAATTATTGCTGCAACACTATGCGGCAATAAAGATGGCAGTGGAAACAAGGGCAATGGTATCAACCTCGCCTTTCTATGCCATGAATGAAATAAAACAGCAGATGGGGCTTCCACCATCAAATGGATATTGCGCAGCTTGCGTAATGGAATTATATGATTATATGTGGTCACTAATACAACAATACGAAAATGGCAAAGGCAAGTAAAATAAGTAATAAAAAATTATCTTTTGGAGTGCGGAAAAATGGCAAGGCTAAAAAGAAAGTAGGGCCAAAAGAAAAGCACGAAAAGAAATACAGATCGCAAGGGCGTTAATCCAAGTCCGATAGATTGACAAAGGTAGGAGTGAATGAATTTCCCCAATTATCCTTGGCAAGATTGCACAAGTGCATGAAGTAATCAAATGAATAACACTTCTGCTGATTGTCAGGGTTTAATATCTGATCATTCTGCAACACCTGGCATCCCTCTGACCAATTATCCACATTGATTGACTGCCCATTGATGTTGGCACGATGGCAATTGATGCCAAATAACCCTGTATTTTCTCGCCAAATTAGCTTGCTGTCTTGGTAGTATTCCACAATCTCGCTGCCATCGTTACCCCTTGACACTTTAAAATCACATTTGCTGACATCAGGATTCATGAAGTCAAGGGTTTTGTCCTTATTGAAATCACGAATTACTTTTACAGGATTCTTTTGCACCAGTGCCTCATACTTTCCTTGATGCAATCCTATCTTCCACATTCCTTTTGGCTGCTGTGGTGCTTTGACTATTGCCACCCCTAACGCATTAGAGGGCTTTAGGCGCACCATCGTGCCGGGATCGGTAGTTATATTGAATGTGCGGAGATTCCATCCTATATGATTCCAAAAGACATATAGCTTATCGTTAAAAGTATTTGCAACCTGGTCAGGATTGCGGACAAACCAAAGGTTTAAATTGTAAGGCTTGGCATCGTTTTTAAAAATGTCAAAATGTAACTTGTCAGCTGCATCAATGAAGTTTTGTATTTTCATTTTTCAAAGAATCTGATTGTTCAATTTTGTCAATCCTCTTTCCAATGGTATCAATCTTTTCATTATGAATCCAAACGGAAATTGATAAGACTACCACGATGGCAAAAGTTACAATATCCATTATTCGCCAAAACATTTCATAAGTGCCTTGCCGATAGTGCCAACACCAAGCAACCATCCTGCAGCTGATACTAAAGCGACAGGTAGAACGATAGGGGCAGCCATAGGAATAGCAAGGATAGCAGCACCAACAGCACCACATGCCAAAGAAATATCGCCAACCTTTTGAGCCCATGCAGGAGTATTCTGCTTTGCATAGTTTGTTAGTTTAAAGTTTTCCATTGACTTCTAAATTTGATATTTTACCTGTAAGTTCTCTGATGCTGTTAATCATCTGCTGCATTTGAGTGTTATCTCTTGTCAGCATTTCTTTTTCAGCATTTTTTGCATTTGAAAAACTGATTTCAGATTTAAAAACTTCCTCTTTCAATTTCTCAATTTTGTCCTCTATTTTTGCATCCAATTTCTCAAGCCTCTCGATTATCTTTTCATTAATCTTTGACTGCTGTTTCCAAGATGTCCTCCAAATATAAGTCATCAAATAAACAAATCCAAGTGAAGTAATCGATACAAGGTAGGTGATCACTTCGGGATATTCGGAAGCAAAAGCTGTTTGAGCTATCATAGAGGTGATGGTGATGGATGAAAATCCGCTAATAAGACAAGTAGTTGGCTTGATTATCATTTCAATCATATACTATTCAATGATTGGTTGTTCTTCAATTGGGGTTTCTGCAATTGGAGTTTCTTCAACAATTACCTCTTCAACAATCACCTCTTCAACTGGCTCTGTATTCGGTTTCACGCAATCATCACAATAGTTCTGATAATATGCATCACCTTTGAAATCTTCTTCGTTTTCTAATTCAACGCTGCCCAAGACTGTTCCACAGCCCCCGGCACAATGTATATCTATTGTCATTCTATTGTTACGGTTTGAGATTGTAAATTAATCATGATAACTTTTCCTGCTGCGCCAGTAACACCATTTGATCCTGCAATACCTGATCCGACTTTCGCCCCACCTGTACCACCTGTGCCGCCTGTTACTGTTGTTGTGCCTTGTGTTAATGCGTTAGTTAAAAGATAGATGATACCACCAGTACCACCACCGCCACCGCCGCCACCGCCACCATTACCTGCACCGGAAGCTGCGCCACCATTTCCTCCATTCCAACCTGCTGATGTGATTGTTCCGTTGTTGGTTATTGTTGGAGCTGCAAGGTAAACGATACCGCCACCTGCGCCACCGCCACCACCTGCACCACCTGTATTGCCAACACCACCGCCACCGCCTGCACTTCCACCGCTACCTCCTTGAGATATTGGTACTTGCTGATTGAACATTGTGACAACCGTTTGTAAAGGATAATATAATGCAGCTCCTGTGGTTACTGTTGATCCACCTGCTCCGCCTGATGCTGTACCTCCTGCGCCACCATTGCCACCACCGATGACAAATGATGCACTTCCGCCTGATTGGGCTGTACCTGTTCCGCCTGCTGCTATTGATGCACCTGTCGCACCAAATGCACCGCTGCCACCCATACCGATACCGCCAATGCTCATCGTATAAGTTCCTGCTGTACCTCTCGCACCACCTGATCCACCATTAGCACCATTGCCACCTGCAACACCATTGGCTCTTCCTGATATTGTGCCATTGTTGATGATTTCGCCTGTGCAAAATATTTGGTAGTCACCAGTGGAAAGGGTAATTGCACTATTCACCGTTAAACTTGAATAATACATATTCCTTGTGAGGGTAGTATTTCCGCTGATAGTCACTGCGCCATCTGATCCTGCGCCAAAATAACTATTCAAAGATGGAACACCAATTGGACCGATAGTCTGTGCGTGATATGCGCCCATTGATGTGATCAACAGCGCAACAATTAGTAGTAACTTTTTCATATTATGATTGATGAAATTCTTTAGCAACAAATTTCTTTGAACTTACAGCACAATAAAGACTGATTCTTTCTTGCGTGCAAAAATTTCCCGAGCTGATTGATTGCCCTGCACCCAATTGGATTGAAGTTCCTGCGGCAGATGCTGCGGATGTGAAATTGATGTACATTACAGTATCAGAAATGTTTTGAAAAAACCATCCTGCTCTGATTTTGTAATTTTCTGCAGCCATTATTATTTGGCTGGTCGTATCGGTTGTACCGCTTCTATCGGTATATGTACCTACTTGGATTCCTATCATATTCTTAAATATATTTTATTTGGTTTTTTTATGAATTTGGTATTGAACATCTGTCCATATCTTTTGGCACGCCAAGTGTTATATCCATTGACCATCCTGTAACTTCATCATCAAACCTATCTCCGAATGGATCTAACTTTGGTGACTTGGTATCAAATGACCAAGTATAACTTGGGCTTTGCAGCTCGTGAATTACATCCAAGGCAATGGATAGCATATCACTTTCCACTTCTTGCATATTTGTTTCGCCTTTATGCACTAAATCGCAAAAGATAATTGTGAAATTTAGATTTAATTTTAAGTCCACAACCGTTGCAGGCTTGACAAGTACAAACATCATGGGATAGTAAATCGTTCCCGATGTTGCAATGTTGTCAAGACTATCGTACTGAAATGAATTTATCTGCAGATGGTTATCCGCAATATCATTTAGTGACTTTATTACCTGGTTGTATGTTAGCATTTTGTTTTTCTTTATCTCGTTTTATGAGATATATTTTTAACTTTTCTAAATTCTTTTTGTATGCCGCCATTAATCTTCTGCGTTTGGATTCTCATATCTATCTTGCACACTTCTGAAAGTGTATGTACTGCCTAAAAATATACCGCTTTGATATGCTGTTCTGTCAGGTCTTATGATATCAATGCCATTGCCGGGATTCAAGTACAAAGGAAAGGTGATAACGTTTTCTTTTAAGTAATTAATTATCCTCTTATCATACCATTGGGCTTTGTCCATCAATCTATCCATTAATCTTTTCACATCAGACACCGAAATAGGATTGCTATTCTCGCTGTTTTTCATCATGATGGATTTGTTGGTCATCTTGAATGTCAGCACATCAATACCCTCGTATAAGGTCCAATATTTTAAGGCCGGGGCAATGTAGTCATCAAGCAATGTCTTGTTGCTTATCGTTCCAGTGGTGACAGTATTTGCCACCACTTGAGAAATCAGTTGGTTATATAAACCGCTACCAAGCAAGGGGTGGATGTGTAAATCTTGCGCCTCTTTGATTACAGGTCGGATAAGGTTTACATCCACATTCTCATCGAGATAGGACATATCCTTTATGTATTGTTCAGATATGAATAATGCTGTTGCCATATTACTTTTTTGTTACGATATTCTGCTGCCAAAGATGCCTGCAATGTGGGATGTGAATCGTTGTGCCGGGCTTAGTGTACCAACCGCCACGCATGGACCAAACATCTCTGCCTGTTTCTGCACTGATAGATTCAATCTCATCCCTTGTATATAATTTATCAAGATTCAATAAATCTTTGCAGAAAGTTCTTGAGGTGTCTATCATTCCCTGATTGAAACCTGGGGCCCAATCGTAAGAATACATGACAATGATTTCAGCAGTCTTTGCAGGATTCTCATCGAGTATGTTTTGAGCTTCCGGTGTTACTTCATTGATAGGAAGCCCCATATCCGATGTGCCGGGCTTTAATAGTCCATTGTCAGTAAGGTTTTTCAAGATTTCAACCACCCTATCCGTTGATATTTTCAGCGTTTGAGCAATGTTTTCAATCGGCATCAAGGCATCTTTGGACAATAAATCAATAATTGCCCTCTCATTTGAGGTGTAAAAGTACCCTTTAGCAATAGAAAGTTCACTTTCAAGGCTCATTTCTCTGTTGAAATGGTGCAAATATTTTTTATTTAGCACGTTAAATTGGTCTTTTGGCGTGCCATATTTCTCGAATATCGGCAATATCTTGGAGTTTTTCTGCTCCTGTATGCTGATGCAGATGGCAACAGCTTGGTCTTGGTCCTTTCCTGCGCTGATATGTTCTGAAATACATGCAGAAAGTTCCTCCTGGTCAAGTTTAAACTTGGAATATTTGTTCATCCCGGCAGGAGTTGCATTGATTTCAACAGGCTTCTGTTCAGGATAACCTGCTTTGATACGCAATTCGCCAACAGTCAATATTTGCATCAATGCACTTTCAGTCAATTGCTCACTGATAGGCTCTGCTTCTTTCAAAAACAATCTATTGTTAAGCCCTGAATACTTTGCAAGCATATTGAATACAGATTCAAGCTGCAATTGTTCAGGCTTTACATAAGTGTTTTTAAACAATTCATAGGCTTCAACGATTTCACTTCTGCCACCTAATTGGCCCTCCGTCTTGATACCAAAAAGCATCGGTGATGTGATACGGTGACCAGTGAAGATCTCTTCTTGTACCCACTTGGTAAGTTCCATAAACATCTTATCCGCATTGCTCATTCCAATCGGAAGAATCTCGGCAGCCTTTTCTTTACCATCAGCAAAGTTTAACACAAATGATCCTGCATTGTCAGTGCCTGTAAACTTCTCTTTGAATTTCCTTTCAATATCTCTCTGCTCTTCTGCTGTTGGCATTCCGTTAAGGAAGTTCACCATGAATGTTCCTGCAAATTGATTCTTTACATTGTTGTAATGATAATTGCTTATCTCAATATCCGTTTCAATGTTGCTGATTGCACCCAAATACTCGGGCAATGGATATACATCAAGCGCAGGGTGATATGTCTTGTAGAAGAGTATTTGCGCCCCTGTTGCGTTGAATGGATCAAAGGCAGGATATACTTTGTAATCACCATCTAATTTTACATCGCGATTCATCTTGCCATTCTTGTCCAACCATTTTTCAGAATAAAAGAAAGTAGTGTTGTCCATATTGGAACGCATCTTGCGGAATGGAATGTGCTTGATCGATGCAGGCTTCTTGCCCATCTTATCCCAAATCACTTCAAGATAAAATCCACCAAAGATTTTTTTATCCTCATCACATTTCATCGATACATCTTTCAAACTTTCGCCATCAGGATTCATTCGCTTCATAAACTGATTCAAAGCAATGGTTTGTTGAGGTGTCAAATTTTCTTTGTCATAATCCCAACCTGCACCAGTGGTGTAGTTTACTTTTGCCTTAACAATCGCAGCATGTTTCGCTGACCTATCATACAGCTGTATGAGATACCAGGCGTAATCATTTTTCTCACCAAGTTGAATCCACTCTTCACCACGCACCTCTTTAAATATTGGTACTTTGTGATTCTCCAATTGGACCACTGATGGCATTTGAAACTTACCCGGTGTAGGCTGTATATTCTTTGTCTTGCTGCTCATATCTTATGAATTGGGATGGTGTTCCGACCACCAATAATTTGCCGATCTCTAATTGATTTGGAAGTGCCAGTTTGTAATCTAAATTGCTTATGCTTGTCTGCTCATAAACTTCATAGTGCCAATACCCGGCAGGTGATAGCTCAATGATTCCTGATGTTGGAGTTTGTGGTCCTGCAGTTTCAACGATAGTAAACTTATTATAGCGAGTAGGATAAACACTAATATCAGCTGCAATGAATGCCACCTCTGTTCTCTGCATATCATTGATGCAGCGAAAAAGGAAAACAGGTGATGCAAGCGTTTTCTTTTCATTCAAAGTAAGTATTAGCGTATTGCTCTGATTTTTGATTACTTTCAGCATACCTATAAATATAAAAGATGCAGTTTTTTTATAAAAAGAAAGCCCCACCAATTAAGGCAGGGCTTTCCAAAACTAATGATGAACAGATTATACTGTTAAGGTAGCTAATAAAGTGCCTGTTACCTGCTGTGCAGGAGCTGGCTCTTTGCCCATAAAGGTCAAAGAATAACCATTCAAATCACCCATTGCTTTTCCTGTCTTGCCATCGGAAGCACCAAGGTCACAACCATTCACTTCGCCAAGCAACCAATACACACCATTGTTATCTTTAACGATGATGAATAAACGATTCTGAACGATTTGACGGATGTTGTTCCTG